TCAGCGACCAGACTATGCAGACTTTGCAGAAATTGCTGCATTATTAGCACTGGGCTTAATTATAATTTTACTATCACGCTGGACATATGTAGGTTTATTTACTACAGTAGTAGGCATTACTGCTAGTGTTGGTGGCTCTTATTGGCTGTTTGTTAACCACAACATGCTCACAGACGCAACGGCAACTGCTTTGGGCCTTATTCTTGTTGCCCTGCACGTTTATGGCGTTAAGTTTGTAAGCGAGTTCTTACAGAAGCAACAAATTAAAAAGCAGTTTGGTACTTACCTAAGTCCAGACCTAGTAGCACAGCTACAGCGTCAACCAGAACTACTAAAGCTAGGTGGCACAGAACAAGAGCTGTCAATTATGTTTACTGACGTTCGCGGTTTTACAACTATCAGCGAACACTATGGCAAAGACGTTCAAGGCTTAACAAGCATTATGAATCGTTATATGACTGCTATGACTAAGGCTATCCTTGAGAACAGGGGTACGCTAGACAAGTATATCGGTGACGCACAGATGGCATTCTGGAACGCACCTGTTAATAATCCACAACACGCAAAAGATGCAGTACGTACTGCATTTCAAATGTTAAAATCATTAGAGGAATTCAATGCAGAAATTAAGGCAGAAGGTGTACCAGCTTTTGGTATGGGTCTCGGTATCAATACTGACACTGTGGTTGTTGGCAATATGGGCAGCGATCAGCGTTTTGACTATACCTGTCTTGGCGACGGTGTTAATCTTGCTAGTCGCCTCGAAGGTCAATCCAAACCTTACGGAGTCAAAATCATCATCGGACCAAAAACGGCTGAGTATGTGCGAGAAGCATACCAAGTCGTTGAGCTCGATTTACTCGCAGTAAAAGGCAAAACAGAACCAGCACAAATTTTTACAGTGCTAGAAGAATTTGATGCTGCCGACGAAAGAGTACACAAAGAATTTTTAACAGCATATCGCAAAGGCGATTGGAACACAGCATACAAACTAGCCACAGATATGAGACACAGTTGGAAGGGTGAACTAACTCAATATTACGAAGCAATGAGAGCTCGTATACATGAGTTTAAATCGAGTCCTCCCAAAAACTGGGACGGCATTTACAGAGCCACATCAAAATGATTACACTAGAAAGAAACAGAGATAGTACAAAATTTACAGTATTAGATGACGATAAAGTCTTAGTGTTTACTAGCAGTTATACGCACGCATTGGAAGTATACGAGCGTGCAAAAGCTAACGACTTAGACTTTATAGAAAAGCTGTTTACGCCTTTTACGCCTCAGGGTCCCAAGACTTTACAGTCATAAATGTATTTTTATAATGTCTAAAGTCTTTTATTAACTGTCTAGCATGAAATAGTTCTAGTGGTATACTGTCTGTGTATTTTGTCATAGGTAGATAATATCTACTTACTATTCGTTCTAATCTTTTGATATCTACACTAAGAGCATCAATAATTTTGTTATTGTATTCGTGATCAGATAATAATCCTATTAACCATACATGATAATCGTTATCAAGGTTATAGCTACGAGTAATTTCTCTCACTTCGTAGAACAATGCACGTATAGGGTTAATATTTGCGCGGTATTTTACTAGCACTGACGGAAACTTAAACTCTGCAGATTCAGTTTCTAATAGATTTATAGTGCTAGTATAGTCTTTGCGTAACGCATGTTTTAAACTATCTAAGTTTTCTTTTATCTTTTTTTCGTAAGCATTAATAAGTTTATCAGCAATTTTTTGATATTTAGAATCTAGTTTGTTGTAATAGTGTTCTTTTATATCGTCAATAGAGTACGCACCCTCTAATAAATCAAAAGGTATAGTTTTAGATTTAGAATACTTTTCTAGCTCGTGCTGTATTCTTAAAAGCACGAAATCAACTACTTCACTCATTTCACTATTTATTCTCTATTAATATTAAGAATAGTGTGTAGTTTTTCTGTGCCGCCGTTTTTGTTTAGTGTAAGTCTTGCACCATTGTGTAATGGTTGTGGCCATACACCAATGTTAATCCATGCATACCCTGCACTTTCATCGTTAAGTACCGGACTAAATTCTTTTTCTACAACATATACAAAACTGTAATAATAAAATTTTTGATCTCGACTTTGATATACGTCTATAGGGTTTAGTTTTGCAAGTTCGGGTACAAAACCAATTTCTTCGACCAACTCGCGCTGAATGCACTCGTAAACTGTTTCGCCCTTTTCAATAAGGCCTCCCCAGAATCCCCAAGTGTTTTTAAATCTTTTATCAGAATTGCGTAGTTGCAGTAAGCAACGTCCAGTGTCTTTTGCTAAAAATACTACGCCAGCGGCAGTTGTCATTACAGTACAAGTCTCCAGTAACCAGGATTGTATTCACCTTCGTAACTACTTATCCATGCGCTACCAGTCCACTTGAATTGTTTTGATGTAAAATCGTTTGTTACATATTGGGTTGTAGTAACTGCGGTAGAATTAAACACCACAGTCCAATCAGAGCCGTCATATTGAATAATATCGTTTTCGTTTGCATCTACGCTCCAGCTAGGATATCCGCTGGCACTAATAGATTCTGTTATTAAATATCTTTGCCCTAAAGTAGCAGCATCTAAACCATTACCAGGACTGCTAGCAGTAGGGTCAATAATCTTTGTTAAATCAGCAAGTGTATTAGATGGTAATGTATCAGTATCGAGATTAAAAATTAAAGCTGTGTCAACTAACGGATTAGCTACCACACTTCCGATAACAAGAAAATCGTCACTATCACTATTATTGCTAGTATTAAGTTTTAGCAAACTAGTAACACTAAGCTCACCTTTCATCTCAATAATATCTTTCCATACCGCAGCATTGCCGTTTGGTGACATAAGTGTTGCTGTAGCACCAGAGACTAGTACTTTATAATCGTTTGGTGTAACAATCAATTCACTGTCATCAGACACAGTACCAAAGAAATCAGCATATGCTTGATCGTACCCCAATCCAGTTACGCTATCGACTTTATGAATGTCTGCAATAATTTGTTGAATAATTGTCTGACGCTTAACTTTAGCAGGCGGACTAATCCAAATTGGTATACTAAATGTTAGTGTTGCAATATCTAATGTTTCGTCAACACCCGCAGGGATACCTCTGCTACTCCAGTTAATATCTGTTAGTTCAATTTCAAATACACTAGTCCAGTCTAAAGGATTACTATTTGATTGTAACTGAATACTAGGATTAAAAATAACAAAGATTTGTTCAAGTAGCTGAAGTTTAGTATCTGTGTTAGTAGTCCATATATCTACTTGTACAGTCATATTATACGGAACAGGCATATATCGTTGTGTAGTATATAGATTGCCTTGTTCACTAGTATATGAATTATTTACAGTATCAAACTCACGCTCTGCAACTTGTTGAGTATCAACTAAGAATGGTTCAGCCGTTCTATCTCTAGCAGGCTGAATACTTTGAATACTTACGGCAATTTGTGGCGCATTATTAAGAATATTTTCACTGTTATTGCGTAATAAATGCGCCACAAGTCTGCTTGAATCGCCATAACGTGCAGGCACACGGTTATAACTTGCACCGTTTTTAGTGTTTTCTTTTACTTTAAAGTTTGAAAACACTCGTATGATTTGAATCAAATAACGCTTTATCTGTTCATCATACCAGTAATCTAAGTTCTTGCCTGCCATTATGTTTTCCTTATGCTAACCAGCTAGCATACTTTTTAGTTTTTTCTTTGCGGTCATCCAAGCCGTGTGTACCACCATTGATACGTTTTGTTAGCTCTAGAATAGTGGCATCGTTGACACCTTTATCACAGATAGCCCATAGCTTGTTTGTTTCAAAGAAGAACATAGCACTTTCAAAAGCATACTTAGATGAAACAACATCCGGATTCGTTAGTACTTCCGGATCACCGATGTACTTAGAAAATGCAGTATAGTTGTCCTTACCAGTTAACTGAATAGCGCCACGCCCACGGAACTTGTAACCGTCACCTGAGGCTTCTGGGCCATTGCCCATTCTGCCACCGTAAACACGATTAGCAATCATTTCTGGCTTACGTTCATACTTAGCGGCTGTAGCAGCATCAGGGAAATACTTCTTAAAGATACCTAGTAAGCCTTGTGCGCCATAGTTTAAGTTTTCGTTGAATGTTTTAAATCCACCTGACTCGTGAGCGCACTGTGCAAAGAAGTG